CGGCACATCAACAGGGGGCGGCTGCTCCACCAAAGGATCAGGCACATCCGGCTGCACGGGAAGCACAACCGGGGCTGAACTCTGCGGGGCGGTAGGTGTTTGTGTTTCAGGGGTTTCAATCCCTTGCATAGCTGCATCCAACTGTTGAACTGCAATAGTAGCCTGATTGATTGAATCTCTTGCCGCTTCAATGGAAGCCGTATCAACGGGGCTGTTCATTGTTTGGTGCAAATCTTCCATAGCGGAAAGCCCCAAATTTACGGAATTGATAACCTGATACAAAACGCTTGTAAAGTTATCTTGTAATTCAATCGCTGTTCTGATTGTAGCCATGCGGATCACCTACCTTTCTTTTTGGATTTACTTTCAATCTTCTTTTTCTCTTTTTTGTCAGCTTCCATTTTCACCTTGATTGCCGCCACGGTGAAAGCCTTTTCTTCTTCATCCATAGCAAGGAAAACGGAAGGTAGAATGTGAAGTTTCAGAAGGGCATAGTAAGCAAAGTTCGCTTCCCAATCCCCTTCTTCAATTAGTTTTTTGCTTCATTCACCTTATCTTCAAAGGAAACATTGAAGCCCTGAAATTTCTGAACGAAAGCCGCCAAATCGTTATATTCGCCGGGATCGTCAACCATTGCCATCAGCAAATCTTCCGGGGTTTTCACGCCGTAGGAATCCTGCAATTCGGAATCGAACAAATCAGGCACAACCACGGAAGCCGCAATCATACGCTGAATGTAAAGGCTGGATTTCAGTTTCGGGCGGTACATATTCGGCTTGCCCGTTACCGGAATATCAATGGTGCAATTCTCCCTGATTTCCTCATTCTCTTTGGAAGAAATGTGTTTGAACTCCCATTCAAGGGGATTGCCCTTCTCGTCACAAAGGGATTTTGTTGCCGGGTAGAACCCGTTTTCCTTCACGGCTTTGTTAGCCTTCATAAATTTTGCGAATTTAGACATTTTACATCTTCCTTTCATTATTTATCACGGAATAGGCAAAACCCCTTATATGGGCTTATATAAGCCGCACACAAGGGGTTTCAGCCCTTCCATTGGTTGTTAGTTCGTAAGAAATCCTTCAAGGTCTTTGAAGGCTTCCGGCATCTTGAAATCTTCAAAGGTGAAATCCATATCTTCATCAAGATATTCACCATCTGCATCAAACTTTGCCAGCACGCCGCCGTCAATGTTGCAATCCATCAGGATCATTGTCTGTCTGCCCGCCCCGGAAGTGGGATCTTCATTTGAAATCTGAATTTCAAAATAAATATCTTCCCCGGTTTCCTTGTACTGCAACATCATCTGCCGGAAAATAGAAGTGTTGTAGTGGAAGGTTGCCGAACCCGTACCTTTCCACCCGGAAGCCTTGTTGCCCTTGCCTGTCTTGCCAAGAATGGGAACTTCCGTTTTGTTCTTCTCAAACTTTGCTTCAAGGTTGATAGCCTGCATAAAATTATAGCGGCGTGTTCCGATAGTCACGAAACATTCAGCCAAAGCCGCAAATACCGTGTCTTTGGCTTTCATAACCACATTACCGTTCATTCTGTTTCACCCCTTCCTTATGCCACCGTAACGGTCATATATAGCTTGCTCATAGCATTTACAACCGTTACAAGGTCATTTACCACAACGGATTTCTTTGTGTTGCCCTGTGTAACCGTCACATCAGAATCCGAAAAGTTTTCAATCGCCCGGATTTCCTGCAACTGTTCATGGTGCTTCACAATATCCGACCAAAGGGAAATTCTTCCCGCTGCATCATTGGGAACAACGCCCAAATACTTTGTGTTGAACAACACCGCAATATCATTTGCGATCTGATCCATCACACGCACGGTCTGATTGTCCTTGAAAATATCGCCCTGTGTATCGGAAGTAGTAACCATTGTGTTAATATCTTCCAACACACGAATATCAGAACCGACCTTATGAAGCGTAAATTCCCCGGCTTTGATAGCCTTTTTCAGTTCATTTTGGGTATAGTCCGCATCAACGGTAAATTCACCGTTGTAAATCCTGTTCTGATTGCTCTTGTTTACCTCGCAACCAGCGGAAGCACCCGTTACCCAATAAACAAGGCTTGCTTCACTCCAACCTTCATCAAGCACACGGTTTTTCACGCTGATTGTGCCGTAATAGTCAGCCGCCTTGTTATAAAGCACAAGCTGGAACTTGATACCCATTTCATCACGCAAACGCTTGACGAAGGAAGCAAACAGCCCCTTTGTGGTATCGTCTGTTACCACAACGCCCATTGTGTTATAGGTGTAGGCTTCAATCTTATCAAGATAGGTCTGATAAGCTGTTCCGTTTACCGTGCCATTCGTGCCGCCCGTCAGGGGGGTTGCCGCCGTTGCCGCCAGCGTTGCGGAAGCCTTGAACTTCACAAAATCGTTTGCGATCAGGTCAGCCGCCTTTGCAACCGTCTGTTCGTCAACAACCGCCGTATCAAGTACGGTTTTCACATCAAACAGGGTATCATCATCAGCATTTGCCTGAATCGTGATTTTCAGGTCATTGCCACGAACCCCGCCATAGAGGGCTTCCGCAAAGGTATTTGCCGCCTTTGTTCCCCCGGAAGTCAGTTTGTACGCATAAAGGGTTTGCGTGTTCAGGAACAAATCACGAAGCCCTTTCAGCTTGTCATGCGTGTAATCATAACCAAAAATTTTCAGGCTGTTCTTCTGAAAATCGCCGTTGGTTACTTCAAACACTTCACCGTCAATGCCCCAATCCAATTCAAGGGGCATTGTTGCAATACCCCTTTCAGAAAGGGCGGCATTTGCGGAAGCTGCCGAAATGAAATTGATATATGCACCCGGCAATTCTTTGTTCTGTGTAACGAAAGTTCCACCGCCTAAAGCCATGTTATTTCACCTGTCCTTTCATATATTTTTCAATCATCTGTTCAACGGTTTCAACCGTGTATTGCTTATCAGGGGAAAGAAGGGCGTTCAAAATATCCTTCCTGCCCTGAAATCGTTCAGCCGCAAGCAACTGTTCTTTTGAAAATGAACTTTCAATTTTGCCCGGTTCGCTTGCGGCGGGTTTGTTTTTCTTTACCGCCATTCACATCACCTTATCCTTTCACGGTAACATTTTCAGAAATTTCTTCCATAGCATCAGAAGCCGCCACCTTGTAAACGAACAAATCATAGTTCACAAAGAAGTTCAGCACCCCATCCACTACTTCATATTTCATTTTTGTGCCACGCACCAAATCCCCGGTAACGGTTATATATTCAAGGCAAGAAAAAAGCCTTTCGGCAACTGCATTACATTCTTCCTTTGCCCGGTCTTTATCAGCCGGGAAGTATTGTATGCAGAATTGGTTTTCCCTGAAATATCGCTTACCAAGAAACAAGCGGTTTGTGGGATTGATACAGAACACAAAAAAACAAGGCTCTTTCATGCCCTGCATCACGCTTTCTGTATAAAGGGTGTATTCGTCTCCAAATTCTTCGCTGAGTGCTGCTAAGATTCCATCTATAATCTTTTTTATCATTTTAGCCTCTCCTCCATCAGCTGCTTGATTTTCTTTTCAAGAATAGCAGGACCGTCACGCTGAACCTCATCTACAGAAATAGTCATCATCAAATGACCAGGCACCCAACCTCCGTTTACGGTTCTGTGGCCGTATTCCACATAGCTGGCGTACTCAACAGGATTCTTGATTTCGATCAGACAAGTGCTTGGGCTGTGGTAGATTTTATACTTTCCATCCTGAGACCAGCCTTTTTTAAGAGTGCCGCCCTTCTTTCCGGATTTCTTTGAATACACACCCACAGGCGTTCTTTTTATGACCTTCCTGATAAGGCGCTGGGCAAGTTCCTTTGCGCAAATATCCATAATCTCGGACATATTATCCGTCATAGCCTGCAAGCTGTCTGCAAAGGCTTGCAGCTCCGAAAAATCACATCCACCATTTCTTCCCATTACGTCCATCCTTTCCACAAATCCAGTTCAATCTCTTGATGGGTCGCATACACCGCCGGCTGTCCGCTGCGACAGTAGTCCTGCGTCAAACCGTTTTGGGTGACTGTAATCTTACTGCCGGGCATGACATCGATTTCTGGTGCCAAAAACAGCTTGATAGCCTGCTGCCTGCTGGTGCCGGTTTCTGTCTTCTCTGCCGCCGGTGCGCTGCTATAAGAAAGCCTGCACGGCTCATCTTCCAGCACGATGATCTCACGGTGTCCCGTCGCCTTATTGGGCTTAAGATAGGGCTCGTAAATTGTAATGGTGCAGGTGCCTTCGTAGAGCAGTTCAATGGCTTTTCTATGCGCTTTTCTCATCTTCGCCAGTGCCGTCAGTGCCGTCATCGAAACGCCACCCTTCGATATCTGTTCAGCTGCTTTTCATAAGCTTTGAGCAGTGTATCTTTGTAGCCTTCCATCGCAAAGCTGTTAAAGGATGTTGATG